TCCCATTGCTGTTCACGATAATACTGCAACATCAGTTCATGATGCTCACGGGCACTAATCCAATCTGCTGCCACTGTAACATCTGGATTGTAAAACACTGTGAATATGTTAACACCGATGGTCTTACCTTTAACAGCAATGCAGTCTAACGGAATTGTAAAGTAGTTGTCACCTACACGAGCTTGTGTAAACTCACTGATGATAATTAGCACACCGTAGTTCTTAGTTTGTCCTTCTAGACGTGCTGTTAAACTAACTGAGTCACCTAAGACGTCATAGCCAAAACGGTCCTTACTACCAATGTTACCAATCAGTGTAGGACCTGTGTTGATACCCAATCCGCAACCTACTAATGGCTTGCCTTCTTTGGTAAGCTCAATGTTAAACAGTTCAACAGCGTGTAACATTTCAAGACCTGTGCGTACACCTGCAAGTACATGATCTGGATCTTGTTCTTCTTGAATAGGAGCACCGTGTACGTGTAGACTTGCATCGCCGATGAATTTGATCAAACATCCATTGTTACGTAGTATAGGTTCTGCAATGGCAGTCATGTAACGATTCATAGTATGTGTAAATGCCACAACGTCATCACCGTAAGTTTCACCGAGTCCAGTAAAGTTACGCATGTCGCTCATGATAACTGTTAGGTCTTTCTTTTCGCCACCGAGTTTGATAAAACTTGGATCTTTCTGTAAGCGTTCTACGATAATAGGATTAACATAACCGCCAAATTGTTTCTTGATCTGTTGCTTCTGTAAGAACTCACTTACAAACTTGATGCCATAGGCATGCAAAGCGACCAAAGTTGTGCCAACTGCAAAGGCAGTAGCATCGAATAAGAATAGAAGATTACTGTAAGCAAGAATACTGCCAGCAATACCCCCACCGACCAATACAACCACTGCGGCAAGTCCAACATATGTCCACCTTGTTAAAAATAATAATAGTAAGCCTGCTATCACAATGGCTATTACTTCGGCAGTATCTGCGTAGCCAGGACGTTGGATAGTTGTGCCCGTCATCATTGTGCCCAATGCTGCTGCCTGTAGGTCTTGCGGCCATACTTCTCCCTTGCTGGTTGCCACTGGCTGTACTAATCCTGCTGCACTTAATCCTACAATAACAATTTCACCGTTGAAGCTTGCGGGCATTTTAGCAAGGCTGTGTTGTTTAGGAGTTGCTGACCAATCAATCCATACACGACTGATATCATCCGTTGCAATCTTACCAAACTTAGGAACTCTAAGTGCTTCTACACCCATCTCACCGATCTTAATTTGGAAGTTTTTATCACCAGCTGCTACACGAAGTGTTTCCAGTGCTAAACTGGGATACAAATGTTCTTGACTGTAAATTACTAATGGAGTACGACGAACTACACCGTCTACTTCAGGAAATGTGTTGACCATACCAACACCTGCTGCTCGTTCACCTAACATATCAATGTTGCTTAATATGCCTGGATACTCTACAACTAATCCTGCAGGGTCTTGTCCAATAACTGCTGCTGGCGATCCATGTGCTGTGTTCTTGTTTTGCATTGAACCCAAGTTAGGCAATATCACAGCATGTTTTTCTAATGTAGCTGCAAGTACAGGATCTTTTCCAAAACGATCTTTTTCAGCAAGTAATATGTTGAATACAACTAATCCTGCTTCACGCTTGTACAAGTCTCGAATGATTTCAGCATAGATATCGCGACTGAATGGAAACTGTCCATACTTGTCCAATGCTGCTTCATCGATATTAACTGTGTGTACAGGAATATCTTTTGCAGGTTGACTTGTGACCAGTTGATCAAAGTAGCGTAGTCTTACGCTTTCTACAAATGCAGGATCTGCAAATCTGATGCCTACAATTATGGCTAATGTTATTAGTGCTGTCCAAGGACTTAATAGTATTTTTTTCATACTATTATTTAACCTTATTGCCCTTATGGGCCTCCACCCTGTGTGACGCTAACTGAGCATCCTGATAGCGTAGCGCATTGCTGTGTAATATTGATGTTTTGTGCTGTAGCACCTTGTTGTACAAGGTTAACTGTGCTGGCGCCGCCTGCATTAGTTAGGTTAATAGTAGCTTTATGGCTACCTGAGTCCTTTTGGTTAGCAGTAACGTTATGCCCGTAACCAGTTAAACTTAAATCAAAGTAGTTTATACCGCCCTGCTGTGTAACATTAAACACATTGTAGTTGCCGTTAACTATGCCAAAGAACGTTTTTTCACTGTTATTTGACTGTGTTAATGTGCCTTGATTGTTGTTGCCCGTTACATCAACATAGGCAAAGTGTCCTGATGTTGCACCTCCAGTATTGCTCTGTTTTAAGCTTAATGTATTGGTGCTGCCATTTACATTTAATCCAATGTAGTGTCCGCCACTTTCACCACCGTCTTGTAAACCTGTTGTTGGATTACGTGCTTGCCATATGGTTACATTGTTAGTGTTGCCTACTATGTTGAACTCAATCAAGTTCTTACCTAAAGTATCACCTTGTTTGATGTTAACTATATTATTATCGCCATCTACGACAGCATAAGTTCCGCCACCAATGCCTGCAATCTTGTTATAGTTACCAGTTTGTTCAATAGTCACTGAGTTATTGCTGCTACCTATCTTTTGTTCAAGATGCAAGCTATTGCCTAATACTATGTTTGATACACGACTCTTTGCTGAGTTACGCTGTGCAGTTTGTGCTATTGATATGTCACTGGTTGAAGGCCAAGCAGGAGCAACATACACACCACCCCCCGCTTGTGTGCCTTGTGGATCATCTACATCGTAAAGCAATCTAATCTCAGCCACTTGGAACGCATCGCCGCCGTCTCTGGATCCGGTGAATTCTATTTTGTAATAACTAAAAGCAGTGACATTGTTTAAACTATAAACAGTGCTCTCTGCGTATCTGCCAGTAGGCAATGATATTGCTTGCTCTGATATCAGCACCCAGTCATATCCGTTGACACTGCCCCATACTCTAAATCCCGATGGATCGCGGTTAGATGCGTCATTGGCTGTGACAAACTGTATTTTCTGTACAGCCCTGGTTGGAGAATATGTCCCATCTGTTACAAATTGCACAACAGCCCAAGCACCCTGACTTCTGAGTCCAAACCATTTGCTGCCGTTGTTGCCGTCAAATGCTTCGTGTGCTTGTTCACTGCTAATAGGTTGAGTACCTGCTGTGTAACTACGCCATTCATAACTAGTGACTCGTGTAAAGTTTACTCCATAAGTGGGCGGAGGAGGTGAACTACTAGGAGTAGATGTAGCAGTCTGTCCTGAACTTAACGGGACTGTGGAATAAGATGCATTAGCATAAGTGTCGGCCTGTTGTATAGTTGGATTAAGTGTACCAGTCCACGACACTCCGCTGGTATTGCTCATACCCGAACTGCCGCTGAATAGTTGTCCTGTATTGTTGTCGTTGCCCACAAAGAAGAAATAATCTGGGCCCATATTAACAATTTTACCTGTGCCGATAGTTCCTGCTTGTGTGCCATTGCTATTGTAAACTTTACCTTCGTAAGGATAACTGCCATTACCAGTTGTTGCAAATTGAACATATTGACCTGCTTGCCAATTCCAAGTTCCAGCGGTCCAGGGTATTTTGTACATTGTTCCTGGATTCTTACTGTAGATTTGACAGGTTGTTGTATTCAAACAGGCACTGACATTCCATTGACTATCAGCGATTTGGTATTTCCCGAATTTTATATCTGTCAAGGCTCCAAACGCATTAGAGCACAACAATAACAGTGCAAGAAATATCTTTTTCATCTGTATGTCTGATTGATAACAATCAGTCCGTATGACTTAGTGCTTTGAGTATTAAAGTTGAAAGCATCAACAACTCGATCCTGTGTAACAATAACCAATGCTTTTGTATCCATAGGTAAACTAACATTGGCATAGTTATTACCATTACTACTTAAACTTTCATATTGCCATCCCACTTGCTGTGTTTCGCTTCGATCTTTCCAAATCTTTTTAACATTGGGATTTTCTGTGCCGACATCGCCCACTGCAACATCTAACTTTTTAGTATCAATTGCTTCTACCTTAGTAGTTGTTTCTCGCGATTGCTGAGAATTTTGACGTTGTCTATCATCGCCTTGCTTTGATGCTACATGTTGCTTTTCACCATCTTTAGCATCATCCTTGTCTTCTTTGTCGTCTTTTTTATCATCGCGCTTGGCGTCGCCAGTACGTTCAGCAGCAGCACGAGCAGCAGCTACAATACTAACACCTCCAGCAGTCTTGGGAGGAGTAATTAAAAGGTTAGTACCAATAGGGGCTCCACTTAGATTTACGGTGATAGGAGGCAATGGAGCAGCACCTGCAGTTTCTACAATAGTAGCCTGATAAGGGCGATTCATTTTGACTATGCCAGCAGGCGTTTCTACATCAATAGCTCCGCTACCGCATGTAAGACCTTTCAAGTTGATACCTTGTTCTATTTCACATGTAGGCATCAACATAATCATACTGCCGCCAGTTTCGCTCACTGCCATAACAAAGTCAGTACCGCGAACAGTAATGGCTGCGGTAGGTGTGTTGATTTTTACATTCTTAGGATCTTTGGCAATACTGCCAGATACATATCGCACAGCGCCAGCAGTGGCTTTAAGGCCTAACTTACCTGCTCCGCTCTTTGGATCATAAACAAAGTCGTCAATGACCAATGCACTGCTTTCAGTTACTGTAACAGCCGTATCATCTTTGAATACAACTTTTACCTTGCCGTTTTTAGTTTCAATCTTGTCGTTGGTTTGAACTACTGTACCTTTGGCGATAGCAATAGTTTCTTTTCCTCTTTTAATAACAGCAACACCTGTAGACTCAGTAACTGAACCAATATTGGCCCAGGCTGAGCCCGCAAGAAATAATGCTGAGAAAAAGAGGGCTGCTCTCATAGCAGCCTCTTAGTTCTTCTGAACGATATTGAATGTGCCGCCTGTGCTGACACTCTTGATGTTTAACACATGGTCAATAGTCCCAGTTTGAGCAATAGTCATAGTATTGCTTGAACCGTTTAGATCAATCCAAATGCTGCTACCTGCTGAACCTGTGTTGCTTTGGTTGATATTCATAGTGTTAGTATCACCTACAACTTTGATAGTTTGTGTGTGCTTGTCACCAATGACATCCATATAGAACTTGTTAGTGTTGCCTTTTACATCAATAGCACTCTTTAGATCAGCACCAGTACCACGGAACTGTAGTTCGTTACTATTGCCGTCAAACTTCCAGTTCAAGTCAGCTGCTTTACAACCTGTTAATGCTACACTGCCTGATCCGCTTGTACTTGTGCCGTATCCGCAAGCTGCATCAACTTTGTTGCTGTTACCAATTTGTTGAATAGTAACTTTAACTCCTTGACCTGTCCCAGTTGTAGCATTGACTGCTTCTAACATAATTTCGTTGTTGTTGCCAATCTGACGAGTAACAACAGTTTGGTCAATACCACGTAGATATACTGGACGAGTATCCGATCCTGCCTTGTTGCCGGTACCTTCTTGTGTTACGTTGACGTTAGGGTTTGCACCGCTTTGGTCAATAAACACACGGTTGGTAGTTGAGCTGGCCAATGCTGCTGTAGCATTAGGGCTAACTGTTACCATTGTTGGGATTGTTGGTGTTGTAGGAGCAGACACTGCTGTCTGCGCCATGGCTGGTAATGCCGCTGCCAACACAATTGCTAATATTGTTTTTTTCATTTTTTCTGCTCCTTAAATTTCCAAAGGTTCTGACGTTGTCCTTTGTTGATTAATTCAATGACTGCTGTTTCAATAGCTGAACGTAGTGCATAATTGCCTGGTTCGTTAAAAGTCTGACTCGCATCAAATTCAAATGCTCGAGTTGCTTGATTGAAAAATCTAAGAGCAGTGACGCCTTCGGCAGTGCTTAATAAATTCTTCTCTACTGTCACAGTAGTTAGTACTTCCCCAGTTTGTACGCTGACCAGTCGTAAACTAATAACAACTAGATCTTGTGTATATTGGGTAAAAGGTCCCACACCTAACCAACGTGCTCCAGTTCCGCCTGTTAGTGTGTTGCTATTGTAGTCAACAATAGCGCCTTCAAGAATGACACCTGCCATAGTTAACGGAGGTAACATCTTCGCTTTATCGCCTTCGTAGATCTCACGTGTCTGTTTGATCATCTGACGTTCTTTTAACAAGTTGTCTAGGCCAACACGCTCAACAACTGTGAACCATTGACGATTGCCAACTTCTTGTAAACTTTTAATCAAGTATGCTTCTGCACCTTGTGTAACTGCTGTGCTAAACAAGCTCAATGTATTGCTTGGTTTACGCTGGCCTGTCTTATCAGTAAAGCCGTATACTGCAATAGCAATAGGTGCTCCATCAGGTGCAGCAATCTTGTCAAAGTTTTTACTAATTGTTTCGCTTACCTTAGCTTCGCCTACTACTTCTGCATCAAACGTAGGTCTAAAACTAGCGCAACCTGTTAATACTGTTGCTGCCAACGCTATTAAGGATAATTTAATCATGTTCATGTTTGTTCTTTAAAAGCTAAAGCTGGCAATTGGCACTACAACAGTAGTTCTAGTGCCTTTAGCATCAACTACGGTTAATGTTACATTGTTGGCATTTTTAGTCCAGGTCACTGTATTACCATCTAATACAAAATTACCAGTAGATGGGTTAACGCAACCTGGAATAGTGCCGCCGTCTGCTGCCGCACACTTGTTTTGAAATAAGTTGTTGCTGAGTTGTGTTGCCAACTGTGCATAAACTTGACTTTGGAATAGACCCATAAATCTATTCAAAGGTGTATTTAATAAATCTGTTTCAGCCTTAGCAATCGCAGCTTTTTTATCAGCTTCAATAGAATCCTTGCGACTCTTCTCAATGCTGTCTATAGTCAATGCGTGACTACTCCATCCTTGGCCGTTAAAGGCTGGATTTTTAAATTGGTGTACTAATTCTGCGTTTGCCACTGCCGCCGCAGCAACTAGACAGAGTCCTACTGTGATTTTGATCATCGATTCGCTCCCGACTAATCTTCATTATTATTTAACGAAGCTGAGATTCGAATTAAGCTAGCAGATTATACCAATAAAAATGCTACGATGAGTAGATAGCTTGCTTGATGCGCTAGTTGATCTAGGCCGAATTGATTCCAGAATTGAGGTTTTGTGTTGTCTTTACATCCGTATTTTACTTTAGTGTAATCTATCATGTAATGATAAATGCCTTCTGCTATAGCTATAAAAACAATAACAAATGCATTTAATGGATGAAAGAAATTAAAAATCATTAGAACAACTAACGTTGTCCAAATATGATCAACAGTATGGCTTATGCCAATAGGATCTAACCACACGCCTTTCTTAACAGTTTGCATGTAGGTTTGGATCTTAAAGTCAGCATACCAGTGTTTGATCTGGAATAGGAATAAAAGTGCTAGTATTTCCATGTGTTTTATTTAGTATAGCACACACGGAAACTTTAGTAAAGAAGAACGGTTAAATTACTCGAAATTAAGCAATGCCAATTTGTGGACTTGCTTTACCTTGGCTATCTGTAAAATCAATAGCAACAGAACCAATCCTAATAGGTTGATAGTCTCCGCCAGCAGTTGTAGCTTCATCAAACTCGCTTGAGTCTAGCATCACGTAGTAAGAGCCGGTAAGGGGATTCAACACCATAATTTCGCCTTTGCCGTCCACTGTTTGATAGATATCGTATAACATTTTTGCGTAACCTGACGAAAAAGCATCATAATCAATTGTTCCATCACTGTTAACGCACTGTTTAACAAAACTAGTGTCGTATCCGCCTGCTTTCTTTTCAAATTTAGAAAGTAAGCAACTTGTAGCGACAGTCGCTAAGAATTTCTGAGTCGTTACTTTACCAACACGATCTTGAATCTTAGGATTAAGTGCATTTACGACAAAGGTTCTTCCAAATGATGTCCATTTGATATCTTTTTCGTTTCCCTTATCATCCAGATAAACACCGACATTATTGCTTGGTAATACAGACTTTTTAGGTTCTTTAACTGCTTTAGCCCTTGCTTCTGTTACTTCTTCTTTCTTTTTTAAACTATAGTCTAATTCGTTTTTTCCGTAACCGGCATTATTGAATAGTTCAACTAGCGCACCTTTGTACTTATCGTATCCGTCGACACCCCTAGCAAGTGCAACAGTACCAAGCCTGCCGCCTTTCTCTGGATTCTGGCTGGCTTTTAATTCGATATCTCTACCGTTAACCTGTAAGTCGCCTTTGCCACCTTTATGTACAGGAGTTCCTAAGATTGCCAAACCTAGTTCACCTGGACCCCAGTTGCCTGCTGTGGCGCTAGGTTTAATTAACAATAAGTTTCCAATTATCTTTATAATCTCTTGTGCTTCTTCGTCTAATGTATTCAAGACGTTTCCACGTTTGGAAGAAAGTAATTCTTCAAAATCTACTATACCTATAATACAACGCGACATAAAATTGCTTAAATTTCTTAGCTTTGCGTTTCTGTCAGCAATAGTTTCAGCAGAGCCTAATGGACGGCTAAACATGTCTTGAATTAGATTAATTAACTCTTGTTTAGCTGCTGTAGTAGGAGCCTTCACTGGCGGTCTAATAGGAGCGACATCTGTGCTCTGCATTTCTTTTTTGTTAAAGTCTCCCCTTGCCATCTGCTCATCGTATGCTTTTTTCATTGCGTTGAGCGTTCCGCTAACTTTGTATGCTAGTTCTTCGGCAAGTGTAGCAATTTTCTCAAAGGCCGCTTTGTTTGTTGCAAATTCTTTTTTCTGGCCTTTTTTGTATTGACTTTGTCCGTATTTAATCTTTTCTTCTTCTGCGTTGGCTACTGCTGCTTCTAATTCAAAAATCCTAGCAAGCAGTTCTTGCTTAGTTGCAGATGACAATTTTGCTTGAGACTTACTAGCTTGAGTTATTAATTTTGAAACTGAAGCATTAGACTCTGCTAAAGGTAGTTGATCTTGTGTAGCAATTGATTCTACTGGCTGTGTTTCGGCTTGTGGCGGCGCAGCTTGTTGCGGTGGTGCAGGCTGTATCGGTGCAGGCTGTGGTGTAGACTCTTCTCTAGCAGAAACAATAATGTCTTGTAATAACTTAATTGCTTCTAAATGTTCAGGGCTAGTTTCATCAGTAGATTTTAGAATAGTTTCTAATCTACCAACTAGATCTACGCTAACGCTCTTAGGCGGCGCAAACTCATATAGTGGGGTTTTAAATTCACGAAATCTCATAGTAGAGTATTTATGCTATTTCAGGGAACAGACATTCTTGAACGAATGCTGTAACATCCTCTTCACTTAGTCCGAGACTTACCATAACTTTGGGAGTGTGCGGATTTTGCTTTTGATTTTGTGCGTAAAAGTTCTGTGCTGCTTTTACCGTAACAAGATCAGCAGTTCCTTTAGTTTCGCCTACTGTTTCTAAGTAATGGTTAACTAATATAGAAGCAAGACTGGAAATCTGGGCTAGTTCATTTTCATCACTGACATTACCAGCTGCAACCATATGTTTGCTAAAAATACGTTGTGCCCATTCAGGCAATGCACGAGGTTTGTGCCAGTCATATCTACTGACTTCTTCTCCGAAGTATTCTATCATAGGGTGAGTAGTATTGCCAGATGGGCTGTAATCAATAAAACATCCAGTGATTTTGTTTTTGCCTGCTACAACATCGAATCCAAAAATTGGAGCAGGGTTATCTAGATGAGGAAATACACAGCAGTGCATCATCCAAAGTCCTTTAGTTTCACGGGCATCTACTACATCAATATGCGCTCGTCGATACTGGCTGCTGGCCCAAACTTTGTTAATCCAACCTGGTTGATTAAAACGATCCATTCCAGGTTCATGTATAATACTACCAGTGGCATAAAAAGCGGCCTCGAGCCGCTTTTCAATTTCAATTAATGTATCCCAAACTTTACTCGCCGTCATATAGATCTCTCATCATAGCGATGGCATACTCAAACGCCATCTTGGCTTCTTCGCCTAAGTCGTCTGTCAACATACTGCGGATAGACATCTTCATAGCATCAGCATTGTCAAATTCATAGAACTTGCCGCTTGAAATATGTGCCACTTGTTTTTTGATAATTTGGCCTCCGAATAAATCACCCATATGTCTTACATATAGATGAGCTTTTACTAAGTGCCTATTGTCGGGGTCATTACCTAGTGCATGTAGATACGCCTGATAATCAAGTGTTGCAGGAGTTAGATAGCAGTATGTGCCATCGTCTAATTCCATAAAGTCTGCTAATATGCCTTTGAGTCTAGGCAAGTCTGGAACTGTATCAAAAAATCCTTGACGTTTACAATACCATTCTATTGGATCGTAAATTGCCAACAAGTTGTACAAATAGTTCTTATACTCTTGCTTGCCAATTTTACCACTGAGTAACATCTTGGCAAATGTTGTAGTTTCTGCTTCGTGATGCAGATCTTTTGTGATTTCTTTTAAACTCATTCTTCTTCCATTTTAATTTGTAATGGAAATCCGTTGCCTCTAGCTAACTGTGTTGCTTCAACTGCTTTTGCTTCAGCAATTTCAAAACTATAAACACCAGCAATTCCACTACCTTCATTATGTATCTCTAAAGTAATTTGTTTTGCTGTTTCTTGAGTGTGCTTAAAAGTTTCTGTTAGCAACCCCACTACAAAATCAATAGGAGTCGAATCATCGTTTAAAAATACAACCTTCCAACGCTTAGGTTCTTCTAATTTTTGTTTAATTTTTTCGTCAATTTGAACATCAGTTGCTGACATAATATACTCCAAAAAGTGGGGGAGTTGCCTCCCCCTAATAATATTTACTTAATTGCAATCAAACGAGGCTTGAGTGCTTCAGGTACTTCACGTGTTAGTTTAACACTTAAGATACCATTAGTCAACTCTGCATCGCCCACAACCATGTGTTCTGCAAGTGTAAATGATCGTTCAAAGTCGCGAGCAGCAAGACCTCGGTGTAGGTATTTGCTAGCATTGTCATCTTTTAAACGAGTGCCTTTGATAGTCAGCAAATTTTGATCAACCTCAATAGTAACATCCTCTTTGTCAAAGCCTGCCACAGCGATTTCGATCTCAAAGTGATCGTCATCATGTTTTAGTACGTTGTATGGAGGATAGTTAGTTTGTACGGAGTTTGCAAATCGCTTTTCAACATCGTTGAAAAGGCTGTCAAATCCAATAAGTGCTCTGTTTAGAGCTTGAGTGTCAAATCGTGTTAATGCGTTCATAGTTTTCTCCTTAATAAGCAAGAACGTTTCGGAGCACCATGCTCCAGTTTGTAAAACCCTAACGGCGTTCTACAAATTTATTTATCTCAGATTTTATCGAGATTTGGAATACTGGACCATGTTTTCAGTTTTTCGATCTTAGCACGTTTGGCCTTGTGTAAGTTGCCCCAGCTTACTACACCGTTGACCATTAGGATATCTACCATGGCAAGAACATCACCTAACTCTTCTTCTAAATGTTCTCTATTGGTTTGATCTTTTCCTGGTTTAGCATTGTCGATGCCAAAGCGCCGAATTTTGCTAATAGCTTGAATTACTTCTGCACATTCTTCTTGTGCAATGTCCATTACTTCATTGTTGTCTTCAGTCATTTGCGTAAATCTTTAAATGGTTCAACTCCGCGATTGCGTAGTTCTTTAAGTACGTTTTGTACACCTACTGCTTGATTCCAAGCATCTTCCAATGCGTGATGTTTTAGTACAGGAGGACGATTGGCTTCAATACCTAAGTCGTATATAGTTCTGCAATCTCTCACAGCCCAATAGCTCCAAGGATATGCTTTTTCAATTTTACGGAAGATATGTTCCATAATCACAATGTCGAAGCCTGCACCGTTTGACCATACACGTTTGGCACCCCAACAGAATTTGTACAGTTGATTCATTGCATCTACAATGTCAACTCTACCTTCTGGGTTAAATGCTTCGTCTTGTGCTTCTTGGCTTTGTTGCGCCCACCAAGCAATTGTAGAGTCACTAGTGACAAGACCGAGTCTATCACAGCTATCTAAATCTACTCGAACATAAAAGCTGTCCATTTGTTGGTCGTTAAGTTCGTCTCCAAACGGATCAAACTTAACTGCACCTATTGATAAAACACTAGCGTCTGGACTGGTTGCTAATGTTTCTAAGTCGATCATAATATCAGTTTTCATACTGCAATTGTAACAGATAAAACAGTTAGTGTCAAGTCTCGATAAATATTTTTATGCCAACACTAGTACCAATACCAATTTATCTAAACTTTTTTAATGCAGTCTTTGCTAAAGGTGTTGACAATCCAAATGAAGTGCGTGGAACAAAATGGATAGTTAGTCCATTTGTACCTGCGGTAGAAGACGATCCGGAAACTACTGAGGACGAATCCGCAGACAGTATTCCGGAAGTAGCTATCTATCTTAAGCCCATCGAAAGACGGGCGTTGTCGTTAGTTGCTGCCAGAGCGGGCAAAGTAGAGTATTAATACATTTTCTGCGGAAGTTGTTGATCTTTCAACTTTTTCTTCCAACGAGCTTTGGCAGCGCCTGCTTTACGTTTACGCATAGTAGTAGGCTTCTCATAGAATTCCTTCTTTTGAAGGTCCTTCAATTTGTTGCTGTCCTCAATCTTATTTTTGAATTTACGAAGGGCACGACCTACATCGTCTCCGTCACGCAAAAATACTACTGTACCTCTTGGTTTTTTATTTGTCTCTCTCATTCGTCTTCCTCGTCACTTTCGTTGTTTTCTTCGCCTGCGGCTTTGGCTTGATTAATTTGTTCTACAAGCCAGTCTAAGTTATATATCCTGTTTCTACTTAACAATCCCCAAGGAGTGATTTCGTCACTGGTTATATAATGTGCATTGGCATTTGCCAATAAAATACTTAAGAAATTTTTAGTGATTGGATCACAATTATCCACATCAATAATAATTATATCTACATTATTGGCTGCGTTAAGCAACCATGCAATGTCTACTTCTTCAGAGTCATAGATGTACACATTAATTTCTTCATCTATAACACTTAGTATTGTTTGAAACTGTAATTTAAGTCTAGTGCTAGGCTTGACTAGCAAGTATCCGATGTTACTGTTAAACAGTGTATCAGGAGGTGTGATTAGATTAATCTTTCCTAAGTTCATATATCCTTCTTGCGAAATATTCTAATTTGTCGTTATCGTAGTTGCTAAATTTAGTGCCTTTGTTTTTTGTTTCTTCAACAAATTCATAAAGCTCGGGTTCTAACTCTTTGTCTACAGTGATATTTTTAAATTCATGATCACTATACTCTTTATATAGTCTATCCTTGGGACGCATTTGATCTTTTTTCTTTTGCAACCTTTGCCAAAGAGTTTCTTCGTTTTGCTCTCCATTTTGGATATAATTTAAGGCTTGGTCCTGACTATCTGTCGGCCCCTCTCCTTGATCATAAACTTTTTTTTTTGACTCTTCCTCTAGTTCAGGAAGAATTTGAAAAGTGTTGTCTTTAACTTCGTCTATTTTTATTTCGGTGCTGTCAACAGTAGGAGTGCTTACCTCTGGTTCTTTACTAACCATAGGAGGATGAAATACCCAATCTGCCGGATATGCAAATCCTTGTTTAAGATAAGGATGTGTGTCAGGATGATGAGATTTAGATTCTTCTTTAGGAGTTATTTCATCGTAAGTTGGAAACGGCCATACTGCATCTTTATCTTCTTTCTCAGCTATATAACTTTTTGGACCGTCTAGTACATCACATTCTTTATTTGGACAATACACGCCAATGCCAGGTGCGTCTAACATTGACGTTCCGCACTTTGGGCAAGGTTCTTTAATCCCGTCATCATCTAAGTCTTCTTTAGTAGGCTCTTCTCCTACAGGTAATACAGTACTGTCTTGTTGCTTCTGTTCTCGCAACCATTGGAATGTCATTTGAGCAGCCAACAACATGATAACAGCTAAAGGATCAAACACTGCTACAATTAATATGATAACCCATGTTACAGCTTTTTCAAGTAAGTTAGTATCAGGGTCGTCGCCGTAGATTAGTTTGGCAATGTATTTGATCGGCCCTACTTCTGCTTCAACTTTACGGACTTCGGCTGCAATGGGAGATCTTTCTGCTTGGAGTTTAGCAATATTACTCTGTGCGTTGTTAATATCACGCTGGAGTTGAGCTCGTTCTCGTTGTTGAGCTCGTCGAATTTGCGTAGCTTTGTCTGCACCACGTTCGTCGTTTGATCTAGACATGACTTGGTCAACAGCTTCATCCATCTGTTTAAGAGATTTTCGGGCAGCATCGATATTCTCCTTCTCTGTTTTGATCTTCTCATCATAAACGGCAATCTTTGATATAACATCGCCACTGACTAAACTTTGATCTGTATGAGCTTTTGATAGGAAACCAAAAATACCCATGCTAGTAATAAACATTAACACGACTACTGCTGTAGTCATATACAGCTTCATGAAGCCCGGCGTTTTATCCCAATTAGCTTTAAGCCAACTAGCACATACTAATTTGGCTACTTCTAAACTTCCGCCCATGATATAAATGGGAATAGTTGCCGCGGCAAAAATAGCAGCCAAACCTATTACGCTGTAATAGATTGCGACTGCTGAAATGGTGAGGCCAGTAAGTAGCAGTAACCAAGCAAGTATCATGTATTAGACTGTTGAAGTAAGTTCAGTTCCGTCAATCAAGCTAACACTAACATCGTCGAAGATATCAGCTTGTGTATCGGGTGTGTTGATTGTAACACTTACTTGGGTCTCGGACAAGTCACTTGGGTCATAAACTCTGTAGGTTCGAGTGTATGCATTGCGAGCAATAGCAGTGCCTACTAAGTAACGAATAGCTTTAGCTGTAGTGTCAATAGTTATTGCCGCACCAGTTGTTGGAGCAAAGCTAGTAGCAATTTTTTGAACTGCACCTAATACAAAGTCATCACGGTCATACTTAACTGTAAAACTAATGGCAGTAGGTACACTGTCAGCTAATGCATTGTTGGCACTAGTAACTTCTACGTCCATAACTTGTGCATCTGCATGTTTAGTTAATTCTTCAATAATAGCTTGCCAACGCATATTGCCACGTGCTAAACGTTGTGCATTTGCAAGGCTAGTAGGAGCAGTAGTGAAACTGTTCCAGTCGTATGGGTTAACTGCACCGTTTGCTGGCGCCGCTCCGCCGTAGTTGCCAGTACCGCCGCTAAGTGTTAATACTACACGGTAGAAGTCTGGGCTTAATTGGTTTGCGTCTTGTTGAAATCCTGATGGCATAATCCATTCCTTATGTTATTGTAGTATTTATTCATTTAAAGACGATCAAAGCTAATAACACAGCTTGAACAAAGAATCCAAATCCAATAGTAATGATATTGAGCAGATCTTTGCTAATTACGCTCTTAACAAAGAACATAAACAAACCTAACCACATTAGCAATACGATATCAACAGGCGGCATTTTTTCAGTGAGCCCAGTTAAAACAGCTACTAATGTAGGAATTGTTGCTAGATGAATAAGAATAACACCAATCCATCCTAACGTCTCTGCAGACAAGTGAGCAATATTTTCTTTGATGCCATCCATCATGTGACGGATACTAACCAAATTGCGAAGTGTACTGATATTCATTTCAATCCTTTATTTGTAAAAAATGTGACGGCCAATTTTAGCTACTTTTTCTCGTTTCCATCCGGGATTAATATAATCTCCATGAAAATAAAGCGCATCTGTAATCGAAGGCAATCTAAAGCCTTCTAGTAAAACTTGTCGAGCAACGATTTCACTTTCTTTGAAAGCTGCCACATGTTTTGGCGGCACCTTACTAGGGCCTTCGCAGTACCAACTAAATTGGCACAGTACTTTACTATACACTACATTCTTTTGATAAACAACTTGACAAATATCTGAAGGGAATTTTCCACTTTCGGCGCGGTTTATAGTAACCTGTGCTACAGCAACTTTACCTTCAAACGGTTCACTGCCTGCTTCGTAATAGATATTACGAGCAAGGCACTCTAATTGTTTGTTACGAACTTCTGCAGTCACAGAGCTCATCTTGATATTGATTTCCTTATTAGGATCAAGTTTGAACTTGACAGCTTTGTAGCCTATTATTGCGACTAATGCTAGTCCAAGTACTACAAGTAAAAATTTAATAAAGCGTATCATTTTTTCCTCCTTTACGCGGGATTGCTAGTTTTTTAGGCTAGTAATTTAATTAGTTAAAATGTAGAGTTAATTATCTACGCATTTTAGCTAGATCTTCGGCATCTTGTTGCCTAAAGACTGGGATAGCGTTACTTTTGTGCAACTGTCCAATGCCCAGCATTTCGGTACCAGTGTAAACTTTGTCAGGTGCCTTTACGCAAGGTGCCCAACCAGTGTCTACGCTGGCAATTTTAGGATCCTGTGCGCCACGATGTGTAGCAGGACCCGGCGTCCAAACTTCCGAAGTTAAGGCACGTTTACGCTTTTTTTCTTCAGCTTCAACACCCCACTTCTTTTGAAGTTCTTTCCAATCTGCATCTAAGTCACGAGCTTTTTGAGCTTCATCTGCATTACGGAATTTCTTTTTACCCTTCTTTTTACCATTAAGGCTCAAACTAGGGTGATGCAAATGCATGGTCATTCTTAGTCCAAAGTTATATACACAAGCACTATTATATAGCCTTTTTGGAAACGTGTCAATTAGAATGAGCTTACAATCATTTCCAATAGTTCTTCATGTTCCATAAAGTCATAATCACCGTTAAATTCAAAAATGGCGTCTTCAATATTTTCCCAACCGTCAACACCCAAAATTTCAAAAATTTCTTGTTTGCTTAAAGGTTCATGACGCATATAACTAACCCAGGATGCAGTCATTATTAAACAGACAAAAATTAACCTATCATCATACACTTCATTTTGTTCGCACCATTGGACTGTCTTTTTAAGATAGTATTCGATATCTTCTATTCGATGCTCAAGTTGAGCAATCCAACTTTTAGTATCCTCTCTAGACCAATATTTCATAAATCTGTTATATAAAATATTCTTGTACTTCTGGGAACACTGTTCTAAAATCTAAATTTCTCTTTTGATCTTGATCTTTTATATATTCCATAAAGACATTATAACGTTCTCTTTCAAAAGGCATTGTTAATTTAGATATGCTGTGTGTTGGACCGAATTTGTTAAGTATTAAAAATCTCAGCTTAGATGGAATTGCTGACATATTCACTGTACCAGTTGCTGAAAAAGGATTTGAGAAAAAATCAAAAATCTTCATTTTTTTAGGATTATCTTTGTAGTACTGGAAAAACTGTTTGGCCCATTCTTCGTATCTATCGTGATAGAATGCACTAAAGGGAGTTACTGCGTAACTTGTTCCAAGAACTCCTGGAATATCTAGATCTAATATAAATTTTAGATTATCTTCAACTTGAGAGAATACCATTGGCCATCTTAGATAATCAAAGTGTTCTTGTATTCCATCTATGCTAACATAAATGTCAACAGTTTTGGCCTTGCGCCAAAGTTTAACAGTTTCTTCACAAGGTTTAACACTTCCATTGGTAACATAGTGTACATGTACGTTTCCTAGATTTCCAATCTTTTCTAATTCTCTTAGAAACAGCAGATGAGTTTTAGTTCTTAACGGTTCTCCTCCGTTGGAAAATCCTAATTTTTTAAGTTTAGAAAGATCTATGACTTCTTTTATAAAATCTAATCTTTCTTGAGCTTTGTCTTTAAAGTTTTCTAATCTTATATATTTGTTAAATTTTGCTTCGTGTTTTTGCCAAGTGCTACTACTATGAACTCCGCAAATAAGGCAAGCACCATTGCAATCAGCATCAGTCTGTATTTCCAATGATGTTATTTCATCCGGCTCGTGTGTTGCATTTAACCCTTTTAAATTAAATTTCTCCATTGATCCTTGTCTTGGAGAAGTTAATCCTTTTTTCTCTTTGTTAAAACAAAAAGCACATTCGTCTGTCCAGGTGTCTTGTGCAGTTAGTTTTTCATTTAGAGAATGAAACTCTTCTTTAGTTGAAAGGTTTATTCTTGTTGAATACCAACAGCAAGGAGATGTTCCAGCTAGATCGAATCTATATTGATTGCCTAAGAATCTGCAAAACTGGTTAGACATGAGTTTTTATTTTTTCTTTTAAAATTTCTACAGTTTTTGGACTTATTACAACTTCGTAGTGATTGAGTTCTAATTCAATAAACTCCATGTCACTACGAGTTTTCATACTGTCAATAGTAACTACGCCGTCGTTGGGTTCAACCATCCAAGGACTGTCTCCCCTAACGGTAACAATGTTAAGCCAGGGATGTAGAACTTTAAGTTTACTAGTTGTCCTCATAGGCTTACTATTAGGACCTATGTCCCTAAGTAGCCTACTGAAAGGAAGAAAATATCTAGCATAGTCTGCTACTGAACTTCCTCCATAAGGGGTACTTATTGTAACAGCGCCAATAACTTGATTTTTAAAATGATTTGCCAAGTGCAGAGCATAGATGCCGCCCAGGCTGTGGCAAACGAAAAACATATTGTCAAAATTGACAAGCATATCTTTCATCTGCGCTAGATTTTCTTCAAATCCATTTTTGCTATTATATTCGATTACAATATCATTATTATGATTTAAATGTTCTCTTATATAATTAAAGCTCTCACCTGTAGCACTTGCTCCGTGAATGTAAACTAGTTTCATGCAAATATTTAGTTTGCATGAAGTAAGAAATTATTCTTTAGTTTCTTTACGTGCATTCTTAACTGCTGTAACATCGTTACGAGTTTCTTTGCAAAGCTTTGCTAAATCTTGGCAAGCTTTACGAACTCGAGTGCCAGCAGCACCAACTTCTTTGTCGTAGAACTTTTCGAAGTCTGACTCCATTGCTTCTACGATTTTTGTGAACTCTTGATATTTGTTTTGTGCCATGTTATGGTCTCCTTTATATTATATATCAGCATCTACTACGATGCTATAAATTTGTTTCCAATTTTTTACTAGGTGATAAGTGCAAAGATAATGCATATTATGACCGTGCTCTACTAGAATAGATTTTAGTCCTAGTCGTTGCCCAACATCAGCATTTTCTGGTTTATCCTCAATCCACCACATACCAGAATCTTTGTAAGGTTCTAATGCTGTATCTTTGTCTGCTCCAGTGTCTAGGCAAATGACACTTTCGATAGCATCGCCAAAAATCTTACGTAAGTTCATTTCACGAAGTTTTGCGGCATTTTTATCTAAGCTAAGACTTGTAATTACACGGAATTGATAACCGTGTTCTTCGTGTAGTCGTTTTACATAGTAAACACTGTCACGAAGTGCAGGAAGAAATCCAATAGCGGCTGATTCGTTAAAAATTTTAACTAGCTTTTTGATTTCTTCTTTAGTAGTACCTTTATAGTGATGATGTAGGTAATAGGTTGTTTTTCCAGATTCTTCAAACTGATAACCTCGTTCAGTCATCCAAACTTTGAAAGCCCATTCCCAATCCAATAACACTCCGTCTGCGTCTGTGAGTATAAGTTTATTTGTCATACTCACATAATACTATATTTTTTAACGTTTGTCAACCGTTAGCAAACACATTTGACGAACCGGTTGCTGGATGCCCGCATGTTGCAATATCTCCGGCTCTACATACTGGTATGTTGTTTGCAAAAACGTTTGGACTTCCGGTAGACATTACCGGTGCAGAGTGCGGTGCTTTACCGTGCCCTGCTACAGGATCACCTATACGTGCAGTAGGTAGATTGTTAGTAAAGACATTACTCGATCCTTTAACAATCGTAGATCCTGCAATGTCTGCGCTTGCTCTTGATACTCCTGGCATATCAGGTTGGTCCTGAAACAAACGGGTTGTCAACTGGAGGATCGTCAAACGCTGCTAAAGTTTTGACAGCATTGAATAGAGAAATGTATTCAGCCCAAGCACGTTGTTGTTCTTCTTCAGTTACTTGTCTACTAGTATCAAGTACTTCACCTTGCTGTACATACTGTCTATAGATAGATGCAAATCCAGCCCAGTCATATGGACCTCTATTCCTAATACCCGGACCGCAGGCCAGCATACGAATAACAAGTTGACTTTGACGAATACTGGCTACGTTCTGTGCAATAAACTTTTGTGTTTCTGCCATTGTTTCTAAAGCAGTTACAGCTCTACCTAGTATAGCACTATAGTCAAATGCTACGCCTTTAAGTTCTTCAGTTACTTTAGGTGCAGCACCTGGCGCACCCGGAATAGTTAAATCTAATTCAGGAAGTTCTTCTTCTCCTTGGCAGACTAATACACCATCTTCACCTTTAGGGCCAGAAGGGCCTTGGGGACCAGGAGGTCCATTAAATCCTCTAGGACCAGGAGCTCCGTCGGCGCCTGTGTCTCCCCTAAATCCTTGTATCCCTTGTATTCCAGGTACACCTTGATCTCCCTGCAGACCTTGTTCGCCACGATCGCCTTTTTCACCTTTTTCGCCTTTCTCACCTTGGTCACCTTTAGCGCCAGGTAGACCTTGATCTCCGCGATCACCTTTAGGACCAATCGGTCCTATTGGTCCTGTTAAACCAATATCCCCTTTGTCACCTTTAGGACCAAGGGCACCAGGATCACCTTTTGGTCCAGGAGTTCCTTGAGGATCTTGTACATCGAAAAATTTAGATGTTGTTACAGTACCGATAGTTAATTCAATAGTGTAATCATCTAAGAAAATATTGTAAACAGTAGAGAATACCCCAATTATAACAGCAAACTCTCTAATGCCTGCTGGAACTATTAAGGTATTGTTATTTGCAGAGTAAAGAACACCGTCAGTTGGAACAATATAAGTAGATCCTAAGGTGCCATCATAGGAAACAGTTACAGGAAAAGATTGTACAGTGATAGTAGGACTATCAAGAGTTACCTTCCACTGATTGACTGTGTTGTCGTAAACTATGCTCTGTACTAATGCCATTTTATTATCCTGTTACAATGCTTCCTGCGCTTACAGGTTGTATTCCTGTTGTTTGAAATAGATACTGCTCACCGATTTCTTTAACAGTTTCTCCTTGGAATACAATTACACTTTTATTTATAGTGTATTCTGCATCAGGACTTACTGTAAACATTACAGGTGCAAGTCCTGGTCCTTTTGGAGTCATTGCAATACTCAAAGGTCTTGCAATAGTGATCGAAGTCATTTCTTCTTTGACCATCTTGCCAATGATTTCTTCGCCTGAGATTAATTTCAAACTGATAATATCGCCTTCTGCGAACTTTGATTTTTCTAAAAACATTTATGCCTCTTCTGTTAGTTTTTTCTTTAATTCAGTAAATCCACCGATTAATTCTTCATTGATAAAAATCTGCGGTACTGTACGTGCTGTTGGAACTGCCTCCAGCAAATCCTCTTTAGTATATCCATCTCCAATTTTACGTTCTTCGATGGTGTAACCTTTTTGTGTTAATAATGCCTTTGCTTGATCGCAATAAGGGCAATTGTATTTGCTCCATACAATAGCTTTCATTTTTATGCTCTTTCTACTTCTACAATAATATTTTCGCCTATCAGTTGCTGTGCAACTTCTTCAATTGCTGTGCAAAAATCGTTGTCTGCTAGGGTCGCTTGTTCTGAACTGTTTTCTTTTACTAGTTTACTTAATTTTAAGATAACTACTTCTTCATGTAATTTTGCCATCTTTATTTCCTTAAATGCTTGGTAGAGCGTCGTAGTCTAATTGATCACTCATAACGCCTATAACATAGTTAGTCGATTCGTTCTCTTGCAGTGCAGTTTGTTTCTTACTTGTGTCACTGTGCTTGTTGAACCACGGAATAGGAGTTGATTTTGGTGCGTGTGCAAGATACTTGATACCGATATCTTTCAGTGCGCCCACTGCGGTGTAATCAACAAAGTCTTTTAGAATGTTAGCATTAAGACCAATTACAGGACCTAGCTTAAACAAATAATCTGCCCATTCTTTTTCTTCACAAATAACATCCATGTAAATTTGATAAACTTCAGCTTCGCACTCTAGCTTTACTTTGGCAAAACGTTGATCTTCTTTAACCACTTGATTAATCAAGAAGGCTGTCCAACCTTTGTGCAATAGCTCGTCTTGTAGAATCAGGCTGATAATGTTACCATTACCAATAAAGATCTTGTTCTCTACCATTGCCAAGCTAGTAGCAAAACTAACCATGAATCGGAATGCTTCTAAGGCATAACTTGCATGTAGTGCTAGATAGATTGCTTTGATGTGCTCATGTTCATCAATAATTTCACCTGTTTCTTTTCGGCAGTTGATTACATGGAGATCATCGTAGTACTTGCCTACGCTTGAAGCCATTTCAACAATTTCTTTAGTGTCATGGATAGTACTAAAAACTTCCTTAGGCACATTATAGATATTACGAATGATGTGGCTGTAACTACGACTGTGAATATTAGTTTCAAAGAATGTCCAATTGTAAACTAATGCTTCTAGCTCTGGTAGACTCACGACCGGAGTAAAGATTTGACTTGGGCCACGGCCTTGCAAACTGTCAAGAGCAGTTTGCCTAAGCAAGTTGCTAGTGAAGATATGTTTAACCGCATCGCTGGCATCCTTAAAATCTTGTGCGTCTTTTGTAAGACTTACTTCTTCTGGGACCCAGAAGAAACCCCTTGCAGTTTTTTCAAAGTCTGCAATTTTATTGTATTTGACTTCTTCAAAGCGTTGTATAGTAACTGGACCCGCTGGATCTAGAAACATCTTACGATTTAGATAGTCTGTCTTTGTTGATAAGTTATATTGTTTTTTTGACATAGTGCTCTTTATATTCTAAAACTTTCCCCGCAACCGCAGCGGTCACGTTCATTTGGATTTTTAAATTCAAATCCTTCATTCAATCCGTTGCGAATCCAATCTATTGTTAATCCATCGAGATAGACTTGACTTTTAGCATCTACTAAAACTACAAAATCTTGTTGGGCATAATTTATAACACCTACTTCAGCTTTGTATTCGTCTACATATTCTAACACATATGCAAGACCTGAGCAACCAGTTGTTTTTACCCCAACTCGTATTCCTAATCCCTTGCCTCTGCGTTTAAGTTGCTGATTGATTTTTTCAGCAGCCTTTTCAGTTATTGAGATCATGCTTTTTACGATAATCTTCTACTGCCGCTTTGATTGCATCTTCCGCAAGTATCGAACAATGAATTTTAACAGGGGGGAGGGCAAGCTCAGAAGCAATCTCGCTATTTTTAATCTGCGCCGCTTCGTCAAGTGTCCGTCCTTTGACCCATTCAGTAACAAGCGAACTCGACGCAATCGCGCTGCCGCAACCATACGTTTTGAATTTAGCATCTGTAATGACTCCATCTGTATTTACTTTGATTTGGAGTTTCATAACATCGCCACACGCAGGCGCACCAACCATACCTGTACCAACATCAGTGTCAGTTTTATCAAAACTTCCTACATTACGAGGATTTTCGTAATGATCAATAACTTGACTAGAGTAAGCCATTCTTACTTTTTCCTAAACATATCAAGTATCTTTGTTTGTAAGTTTTTAGCAAACTGAGGTTGAGGAAAGTTCCATCCAACAAAAGCACCTACTGCTAACCAAAATAAAGTTTCTAACATGATTATTTCCTTTAAACTGAAAAACTGCTGCCGCAACCGCAAGTTGATTGTGCTTGGGGATTGCTAATACTAAAATTAGAACCCATCAAGTCTTCTTTATAATCTATAACTGCACCTGTCAAGTATTGCATACTCATAGCATCTACTAATACTTTGTAAGTTTGGTCAACGTCGAGTTCAAAATCGTCTTCGTTAGTAACTTCATCAAAAGTAAAGCCATATTGAAAACCAGAGCAACCTCCGCCTTGTACAAATGTACGTAGCTTTAAGTTAGGATTATTTTCCTCTAATAACAAATCAACAATTTTAGACTTTGCAGAGTCGGTTATAGTAATCATAGTTTACATGCCTCGCAATCATCAGCATCGTCAAAATCTATAGGCGCTAATGCTACAGCATCCATAGAAGTTTCTTGAGGTGCTTTAGCGCCAGCTTTATTGATCAAGCTGTAATAGAATGTTTTAATACCCCACATCTGTGCTTGCATCAAGTTCTTAGCAATTAGTGTTGTAGGAACTTTACGGCCTTCAAAGTGTGCAGGATTATAAAATGTGTTTGTTGAAATACTTTGATCAATGTAGACTTGTAGCACTGCACTGGTTTTTAAGTAGGGTACACAATCTGTTTGTTCCCACATCAGTTGGTAGTTCTTACGAACTTTTGCATTCTGATACTCAGGAACAACTTGTACAAAAGATCCAGCCTTAGATTCTTTTACGCTAATCAGGCTCATTGGCATTTCAATACCGTTAGTTGAATTAATAACAACTGAGCTAGACTCTACAGGAGCAATAGCCATTTGTGTAGCATTACGTACTCCGTGTTGTTTCATTTGAACACGAAGTGTTTCCCAATCAAGCTCAGGAGTAAAGTCAGCAAGCTCATTAGACCCAAGAGCACGAGTTTCCCAAGGAAAGATTCCTTGCCCATAACGAGTCTGGTCACTACCTATGCACTTGCCACGTTCTTTAGCTAACTCAACACTAGACTCTGTTAAGTAATAAGCTTGATGTTCCATCCAGCTTTTAACTTCTGCTAGAGCATCCTTATCACCATATTTTATGCCACGCTTGGCATGCCAGTAAGCTAGGTTAGTTACACCAATACCTAACGGACGAATCTCGTCATTGCTCAACTTGGATTGGATAGAAAGAAAATCTTGGTAATCGAGAATATTGTTAAGGCTGCGGTGAAGAATACGGCAAGCCCTACGCATATCTTCTGGGTTGCGGAAAGCTCCCCAGTTGATGCTACCAAGTGTACATAAAGCGATACGACCATCGGGATCATCAAGACGTTTAAAAGAGCGAGTAGGTAATAGGATTTCACAGCAAAGGTTGCTCTGGTAAATGGTATGGTACTCAGGATCAAACGGACCCTGGTTCATTACATTGTCAATAAACACTAGATAGATACGTCCTGTATCTGTACGTTCTTTTAAAATGCCTGACTTGAATACTTCCTCGGCACTCATAGTCTTTTTACGTAGACCTTTTTGTTTTTCGTATTTGACATACAACTCTTCAAATAGAGCAGTGTCTTTATAGAAAGCTTCGTAAAGATCAGGAACTTCGTTAGGATCAAAGAAGGTTATGTCTTCTTTGTTTTTAAATCGTCTCCAGAAGAAGGCACTAAGCACAACCCCATAATCCATAAAACGGACTCGGGTTTCTTCTGTTCCTTGGTTGTTCTTAAGGACAATAAGATCATCAAACTGATGATGCCAAATAGGATAAAAAACAGTAGCACTTGCATTACGAATACCTCCTTGCGAACAACTACGTAGGTCACCGAACCATTTCTTTAAGAAGGGAATCATGCCGGTGTGCATTATCTCACCTCCCCTAATAGGGGATCCCAACGGGCGTAGGCGTCCAATCTCAAGTCCGATGCCAGCACGTTTGCTAGCATACTTGGCCATCATCTCTCCACTAGCAAATATAGAGTCCAAATCATCATCACTGCGAATAAGAACGCAACTACTGAATTGTTTAGTAGGAGTTCCAAGACCAGCAAGCACGGGAGTAGCAAGAGTAAATAGACCATCACTCGCAGCATTGTAGTATTCCTTGATGTAGCGCATTCTCGCGCTGTTCGGTTCTTCTTTGTGAAATACAGTAGCGGCCGCGACCATATATCTAACCTGTGGAGTTTCATAAATTTCCTTTGTAGCACGATTACGTACAAGATACTTTTCAATTAACTGTTCAATAGAAGCGTAACCATATTGCTCATCTTTTTCATGATCAATCATGTCTTCCATTTTGTGCCAGTCTTCTTCTGAATACCATTCAAGAAGTTCAGCAGTATACAATCCTGTTGCTACATTCTTTTTAACGATTTCGTAAAGGCAAGGGGGTTGGTAGTCACCATACACATCTTTACGTAACATGCTAACACGTTGCTTACCTGCTACGTATTGATAGTTGGTATGTCCGATGTCTGGGTTAGATTCTGTGTCAATAAGATCTACAATAGCACGTAGAGTAATCTCATCAATTTCTCTTGTTGTGATACCGTCATAGAAATGAGGTTGTGCTTTGATCTCAATCATTGACTGACTAACATCTGCTATGCCACTACATACCTTTAGGATTTGCGCCTGCCATTTTTCAATAGTTAGCGGTTCTCGTTCACCGCTCCGTTTGGTTACTGTAATGTTAATCATATTTTCTTATTTTTTAAACTTTTCTAAAATGCGGAGTAGTATTTAGTGAAGAGGCGGCATGTCGTAGATCTTTATATTTTTCAATGACTTAGGCAATCTTTTCGTTGGAATCCAAGCGCCGTCTTCGAATCCATAGACATAGTCGTCTATGAATAACATATAATACACTGATTTAGTTACAATGTCTATTGATATGGTTATTTTAGGGTGTATATGACTAAAGCGATCACATAGTTGGAGAGTATAGCATATACCTAAGATAAGATTGAACGGGCAAAACTCGTTTTCTTCTATCAGTTCCCAAGCTGTAGGCCAAGTGGATTGATCATAGGGATCTGTATAAACTTTAACTTTTGGAAACGTTTGAAAAAAATCAACTACATTCTCTAAAGGTGTAATTGATTCTTCTAATTTCTGCCTTATTTCTCTCCAAGCAGAAAATCTTAGTTCTGTTTTTTGATCAAATGTCTTATACATTAACTCATTAACGAGTAGGTGTAGGTAAATGTACTGCTGTCACCTGGATTAATATTGGTATAGTTAATTCGAAGAACTTTCTCACCTCCAGAAGTCTGTAGAGTAGCAGTAAATATCACAGCATCTTCTCCAGCCGGATTAGTTCCTATGTATTCGTACTCGTCAGACAATTGGGTAGTGCTTAAATCTTTGTCTACAACAACAGTAAGAGTTCCTCTTCTTGTTTGATCATAAGCAGTACTTCTAAACACATAATTTACTACCAGTCCGCTTCCTGCACCAATTCCTACTTTAAACGCCATAACTGGTATAGCTGTGAAGTTTAAACTAATTTGCCTTGGTTCAATTTTTTCTCTGTAAGATACCCCGTCAATCTCTGATATATAGGGATTGTTGTTAAAGGCAGGATCATTAGGTTCTAGATAACGTTGTCTTTCAAATACGTCATGCATACTGCTGTTACCATCAGTGACAAACTTGATAACACTATATGCTGAGAATGTTCCAGAATTGGTACTTCCTACATCTTTGTAAGTGTTTCCTCTGCTTCTATTACCTGTGCCCTTTTGAACAAATAACCCTTGACGAGTAACTTTATCAAAGATACAGTTTTCAATTATATTATAGTTTGCTCCACTAGAACTACCTGTTCCTAGATTAAATCCTTGATACAGATATTCTAACAGACAATCTTCAAACTTGTTAAACGAAGCATTGCTTCCTGCATGAACACCGTAGGTTAAATTTTTAAACTCTAACCCTATAAATCTATTATAGCTGATAGTTCCATTTCCTGCTAGATCTATTCCTATTCTGTCGTTAGCCACAGTGCCCGCAGCATCAGTCCCGCTTTCATAGACTAATTTAAGATTAACAAATTCACAATCTTTTGCACCATCTATCTTTAATAGAGTTTTATTGTTAGCAATTGTTTTGATAGTAAAATTTCCAAGTCTTATTTTAGTAGCATCAGTTTCAGTAGAAAACAAAACTTCTGGAGTTCCAGTATATGTGAATACTGTTTGATCTTTACCGTATCCTGAAATTTTAACATTGCTAGGCAAAGAAATTGTGTCGGAGAAATAATATTCTCCAGGTTCAAATTCAATAGTTACATTAGGACTTAGATCGTCTCTAGTTATACTGTCAATAGCCTGTTGAATTTTTTCAGTTTGGTCTGCAATTAATGTTCCAGCAGGCCATTCTTTTGAACTAACAATACCAAAGCTTCTTGCGTTTACAACACCGTCATCTAGTCTTGCTTGTAATGTTCTAGTTACAGTGCCGTCTATTAAGCTTTGTCCCAGTGCAGAATCATACTTGTAAGTATAATTAGCTATTAACTCTAGAATACTGTCGTGTTCTGTTAGGATTTTAGTATTGCCAACATAGGGAGCACCTTCTCCTACAGCACCATTACCTACAAATAATTCTTGAGTATCAATTGCCCACGCCAATTCTCCGCTGGCTAATTGCGGTAATCCTGTTCCAGAGTTTTTCTTACCTCTTCTTAACTGAATTTTTGAAATTTGCACTACGGCCATAGAATATCCTCTTTATAGGATATTTATCAGTTTAGGCGGTAGTATTCTTCCACACGCTTGCACCAGCGTTCAGTCCAGTAGTCAAAATCTGCTGGTTCTAGGATAAACTCTTGATATTCGTAGTCTTTTGAACACATTAGAATAACACCCTTGCGAATGTTAGTTTTGTGTACTTCGTTGTGAGCCATAGCATAAGCAGTTAGCTGAATAAAGTAATCGTCGATGTGCTCACGCTTCTTGGGCTTGTTAGTCTGTTTAAAGTCCAGGATGCTTTCGTCACCGTTATGCACACCTACACAGTCAGTAGTTCCCGCATATAGTTCTGGAAAGTATAAGGGTACTTCACTGCCCCATACTTCGCTTACATTACACAGCCCTTGTGCAATTACAATCTTAGCCATTTTCTGACTTTGCTGTGCAAATGGATTAGTAATGCTTTCATTCATCGGCTCACCTTTGACATAGTCTTCTAAGAACTTGTGCATTCGTGTGCCGCGATTAGCTGCTTCTGTAGTAATAGCTTGTGCTTTAGCTTCGCCAACTGCTTTGCGCCAATTGGCTAATGCTATACGACTTTCTTCTGGTTTAGTTTTGTCCAGTATAGTCGTGACACTAGGGACTTTATGCCCATCTGGCGTAGCATATAAACGCTTGCCAGTGGACTCGTCCCTAGAGAGTTTTTCGTAATTAAATTTGTTGATTAAAAGTGACATATACTATTATGTAGTATTTTTGTCACTATGTCAACTTTTATTTGTTCAATGCCTTTGCTGCTGCTTTTTTTGCACTGCTAATTACATTAGCTTGGCTTTTGGCTTTATCACCTGGCACTCCGGGAGGTTGGGCTTGATTTTTAGTTTTGATTGTTACACCGTCAGCATCAAACTTATCAACTAAGTTTTGAAACGATGGATTGCTGTCAAAGGCTGCTTTAAAAGCATCGTAGTCCAATTCTTGGCCGCCTACGTTTTGTAACATACTGCTGATAGCAGACCAACTAAATGTTCCGCTAGCCCCTTTGCTATCAGCTCTGCCTTTTAGATTAGAAAGGATGCGGATAAGTGTATCCGCATCTTCATTTACTTTTTTTTTGAGCTTAGGATAGTGCCTAGTTTGCGGCTGTATTCAATGCTTTCACGCTTCATTCGACCTGCAGGAGCTTCTCCGCCTGTTGCAGGTTCACTAGCTGCAAATTCATCTCCGCCCATTTCTGCATCTGGAGCACCCATAGTAGCAGGCATTTCAGCCCCGCCCATGTCTCCCATTGCAGATGCTGCGCCAGCGCCTGGACCTTCTTCGCCTGTTAGAATGCTAACTGCCTGTGCCATTGTAGTTCTATGGCCTTCTAAGTTTGCATATAAATCGTCTAATACTAACTTAAC